TACAACAAGATCAAGGCTGTTGCTGACTCTGTAAGCACTCCGACAGGTGTTAAGGTTGAGAACATCACTTGGAACAGCGTTCCTGCTGACCATCAGGCTAGCCTTAGTGATGAGCTCACCAGCATTGTCAACAATGCTAAAGATCTTAAGACGAAGGTCGATACTCTTCCTGCTAAAGTCGAAGACTTTACTTGGAACAATACTCCTGCAGGTCATCAGGCTAACCTTGGTGCTGATCTTACCGAAATTCGTAATGATGCTAAGGACCTTAAGACGAAAGTTGATGCTCTCCCGGCTAAAGTCGAAGACTTTAATTGGAATAGCGCTCCTGCTGGTCATCAGACCAATCTCGGTGCAGATCTTACTGGTATCAGAAATGATGCTAAGGATCTTAAGACGAAAGTTGAAGCTATTCCGACTAAGATTGAAGATATTCCGTGGAATTCCAAACCGGCTGGTGATGAGTTCAAGGATAAGCTGGGCGATCAGCTGACCGATATCGTTACCAAACTGAAGGATTCCAACAAGTCTGATAAGATCATGGTTGGCACAGATACACTTGAGCAGGCTCTTGAGAAGATTAAGACTGCTGCTCAGGCTGCTGTTCCTCCTCAGACGATGCTTGTCAACGTCAATACTCCTGAAGTTGGTCCTGTTACCAGCTGTGAGTATCTCACGATGTACAAAGCTAAGATGGAAGAGATTGCTGTCTACACCAATGCAGATGCAACTCTTACTACTCCGATTGTGCTCGTTGTTGAGTTCTGTGGTGCAGCTGATAGCGCTTACCAGAGCCTTGCTCAGACGACGATTACGCTTCAGCCCAGCCAGGCTGGCAAGCTGATCCGTACGAATACAGCTAGTGCTGCTACTCCTATCCTCATTGATGACAATACACGTCTTCGTGTCAACATCAAGAGCCTTGGAACGTCTGATACGATTGGTTCGATTAACGTTCGACTCACTATCAGAAAAACTGAAGAGACTGGAAACTTCAACACTGTCGGTTAATACGCGATAAATAAGACACAATAGTAGAGCTGCTGCAACTCCAGCAGCAGCTCTTTACTTTTTTGATTGAACAAAATAAACAAAGGAGGATAAAGATGGCAGCTCCTAGTATTACAATTGTCAATGAATTTGATACTACGATTGCTAGCTGGGACTGTGGTACAGTCCAGGCTAATACCGATTCTGGTATCCTTACAATGACCATCTGGAATAACCGTGGTGGCGGTACTGCTACTTCTGACCTCAAGGATGTATCCATTACAGCTCTTGATGTTGATGGTGGCAGCACTACTGATGTTGTTGCTGGAAAGTGGACTCAGGTCAACGTTCCTGCAGTAGATGGTAACTCCACTACTTGGACAGCAGTTGGTGGTTCTACTACTAAGATGCTCCGTGCTGATGGTCTCGCTTCTTCTGATGGTTCTGTTATTCGTGGTACGGTTAATGACGGTTCGCTTGCTTCTAGCAAACCGAACTATGTCACTTGCCGACTCAAGGTCCATGTACCTCTGAATGCACAGCCTGGCACCAAAGCTTGGAAGATGCGTCTCAACGGATATTACGTCTAAGAAGGGAGGATTACCAGTATGAGCGCTCCTGCAATTGCACTGTATGATGAATCTCATGCAGCACTCGTATCTACTTGGGGTATTGGCACTGTAAAGGCTCAGGTCCCTAGTGATATCCTTACGGTCCATATTTGGAATAACCGTAATGGTAGTGATGCTGTATCTGATCTGAAAGATTGCACCATTGGCGTCTATGATGCTAGTGGCAGCACGGCAAATGAAGATGTTGCAAAAGATAAGTGGGTTCAGATTAACGTTCCGTCTGTTGATGGTACGGATACTGTATGGACTCGCATTGGTGGAGAAACCACTAAACAGATCAGAGCAAATGAAGGTGTAACTGATTTCTCGATCAGTGGTGCTGCTAACGATGGTGCTATCGGAACCAATGGTAAGAACTTCTCTACCATTCGTCTCCGTGTTAATGCTCCTATTAATAGTGTACCGGGTAATAAATCTTTTAAGGTTCGTCTTATCGGCTACTATACCTGATCTAATTCCGCCCTCTACGGTTAAATCCG